CTCCCAGGAATGCCCGCTCTTGCCGCAGAAGTCGCACTGCTGGGCAGCGAACAGGTGGTTGGCCGGACCCGGCTCGTCGCCCGCCTCGGAGTGCGGCACGTCGTTGAGGGTCAGCGAGTTGGACGGGTGCAAGCGCTCGTCGGCGTCGATGGTGTATTCGCCCGGACCCCAAGAGGCGTCCGGCGTGCCGTGCACGGCGTCGTGCTGCGGGTCGGGGTTGTAGGGCAGGCGCACCGAGTTGGACTTGTCGACGTTGTCGCCGGGACCGCCCAGGAAGTAGCCATTGGCCTGCTTCAACGAGTCTTTGGCCTGCTGGAAGTCCCACCAATCGCGATCTGCGGACTTCTCGGGGTTTTGCTCATGCCACTCGGCGTCTCGCCGGTGCTCGTCCTGCATCCAATCGCCGTCGCGGCTGCCCAGCACCGACATCATGTCCGGACTGCCGGAGTACTGGAGCTGATCCTCGGGCGAGAGCTCGCCGGTGGCGGCGAACTCGCTCAGGCCCTCCAGGATGTCGCCCATGCCGCCCTCTTCGGGGCCGCCCTCCATCATCGGATCTTCCATGCCGGGCTCGGCTCCCATCGGGGGCATGGCCTCGCCGTAGGGGTTCCCGGGGAACTGGTCTTCGGGGATCGGGGCCCAGCCGTCTTCGGGGGAGGCGACGCGGACCTGAGTCTCAGGAAACCACTGCTTGAAGCCCACGCCAGCCACCAGATGGCTGGTCCGTCCCCGCACGGTGTCAGAGTCGATGATCTGGCCCGCGCCACGGGGAGTCTGAACCATGTCGCTCACGCGCTGTCCTCCTCAGGTGGTCTATCTCTTCTGCGACCACTAGAGGAAAACGACAGGGGTCAGATCAGGGGGAAGTCCTGGAAGTCATCGCCGAGGGCCAGCCGGATCCGATCGAAGACGATGGGCCCGGTCGCGCGCAGTGCTGCGGCCTCCAGTCCATACCCGGCTGTCATGTGACAGAGCCAGGGGCTGTGCGCCTCGGGCGAAGGGAACTCCTGGCGAATCAGGTAGGACAGGTCCTCCAGCTCCTTGGAGTCGCTGACCAGATATACCGCGCAGGGATCCTGCAGGCCCTCAGCGCCGCCGTCGGGGTTGAACGTGGCGTGGCCCATGATGCGGGCTTGGATCGCCGGGGTCAGCCCGGAGAGCTCATCGAGCCGACGCAGTAGGCGTGAGGGGTCGATGCTGGAGATGTTGGAGAAGTACTGAATGGTCACGTGGAGCTCTTCCAGTGGCTCCCCGCCGGGGACCAGAAAACCCTGGGCGTCCACCGCACGGGGCACGACAGCGATCATGCCGTCGTCGCTGTGATCGGCGTCGGCGCGCGCCATGATCTCCCAGAGGTTCACTCGACGTGATCCGCGCAGGCGGGCTTGACATAGCAGGGCAGGCCATAGAGCTCGCACTCGAAGTAGCGCCAGTACATGCGCCAGAAGGTCTTGAGCTGGAACACCTCGGCGGCATCGGTGGCACCGGTCGTCGGGCAATTCACCTCGTTGCCCGACGCCACCGCCTCGTGGCCGTGCCTGGTCAGATAATTCGCCAGCGAGTCCGCTTGATTGCCGTCGGGCATTGCGTAGAGCAGATACATCCCGTCGGCGTCTTCAGCGGTCCCGAGTACTGATTCCTGTTCAATCCGCATGACCTAAGGCCCTCTCGTATCCCTGCGCAAGTAGCGCCAATTCTTTGACCGGACTCTCGTGATGAGCGACCACGAAGTCCTTGAGCTCGCTCCGTGTGAACGTCACCGTCCCCCAGCTCATAAGGTTAACCGGAAGTAGCTGGGACACAACCGCTTCGGGAATACCGTTTGCTACCAGGTCCTCATAGATCGACCAGGCTTCCTCACAGGCGGCCTCTGTGGCCCCGCGCAGCAAATGAATCTGTGTCAGATCGGTCAACGGTGGCATGTCGTCCACATAGAAGACGGGCTCGACCGTGTGATCGAGCCCGCCTCGGGTGCCGTGCTTCATCCAGATGAACTGGGGTAGGTGCAGGCGCACGACGATGTAATCGCCGAACTCCGTGATGACCTGCAGCGACAGCTGACTGGTGAAGCGCACAGCTAGATCAGTACCACATGCCGCGTCTGCCTGTCCCGGTTCGACTCCAGCCCGTGCCCACCGGTCGTCCCAGGAGCGCCAAGAGCAGCAGGATGATGCCCACGGCGATGAGGATCCAGCCACCCACGGTGAACGGCTGGATGATCGGGGGCGGCACGGGCACTCCCAGCGAGGGGAACAGCCACGCGGCAATCAAGAGAATGATGCCGATGATGATCATGGGTTACACCTTTCGTTTGGCCCGAAGGCCCTCATTCATTGGGTGTCGAGACCGGCGGTTCTGCATCCGCGCACCCGTTGACGGTGTCGACCTCCCAGCGCGCGGTCATGTCGAGGCTGTCCTCCTCCGTCTTCATCAGCACCACGGTCGTGACAGTCCTGAATACCCAACGGAAGGAGGCCAGGAACGTCTGGGGGTCCAGGCGCATCTGGGGCGCGGCGGCGGCGAGGAGGTTCGGAATGGCGTTGCGCTCTTCCGGCGTGGCAATGCCGTGGCCGACGTAGGTCTGGGGCGGCCAGATCACCGACCCATCCGGGCACAGCAACCCGATCTCGGTGGCCTCGGTGACGGTGGATGCTTCGGTCATGGACGGTCCTTCACTCAGTAGGAGTCGGGCCGTTCCACGACACATCCCATGATGTATTCGTACTGGTCAAGGCCCTCGTCCAGGAGCTTAGCCGACTGCCGGACCTGCTTGTCCATCCGCTCGTAGTCGCCGTGCACGGCCAGGATCTTGTCCAGGTGGGCCATGATCTGGGGCTGGTGTGCTTGCTTCTCGGTAGCTTCCCAGAACACCGGATTCTCCAGGAGCGCGACGAGCTCGCGGACGGGCTCGTGCTCGGCGATGCGCTGACGGCGGCGCACTGCGGAGATGACCCGGTCCTCGTCGGCGTCGTAGGACCGGTGGTACGAGCTGGGCCCGTTGGTCAAGCGCGACGTGCGGGGGTCTGCTGTGCCCTTGCGTCGGCGCTGGCGGCTGGCCGAGCGCATCTCATCGGACTCCGGCGGACGCTGGCGGTTTCGGGCAACCTCGCTGCCGCCACTGCCCCCGGCCCCGACAGGGGCTCCCGGCAAGGTCGGCGGCTTAGCCGTGGGTGGGCTGGCACCCGGAGGAGCAGCGACCGGCACCCCAGGTGTCTCGATCTTGCCAGCGGCCTCGCGCGCGGACGCGGCGCGCATCTGCTGCTGCGCGGCGACATTGGGATCGTGGCTCAGTGGCGGGCCGCCGGGCTTCTGCCCCTCGGCGGGCGGCGTCGGCTGGCCGACGGTGCCGGGCAGGATGCCCATCTGACCCGCCGGGCTGGCCTGGGCGGCCTGCTGCTTGAGCATCTTGTTCTGCTCTTCGAGCATCTCGGTCTGACCCATGGCCTGGCGCAGCTGCAGGGTGGCCGACAGATGCTGCACGAGCTCGGGCGGATAGGGCTTGCGCTGCTGGTCGCAGTAGGACTGGACCTTGGCCATCGTCTGGGCCTGGGCGATGAGCTTCTGGTAGGTCTCCTCGGAGGTGTCCTCCAGCTCCTGCTTGGGGTCCATATCGATGTTGATGGCCAGCGTGCGGTCGCTGATCGGGACGCCCGCCTGCTTGAGCTGCATCAGGAACGCGCGCTCCTGGGCCTCATCGCGCAGGTTGAGGGTCTGGAACTTGATGTCAGGCAGCAGCAGCTTGGGCACCCGCACCAGATGCTCTTCGCCGGTGATCGGATCGGTCTCCACGATCTCGCGCCAGACGGGGCGGCGGTACGCGCCCTTCTTCTCGTACTCGTAGTGCTCCTGCGCCTCGGCGATGACCTCGGCGCGATGCAGGATGTGCTGGCGGGCCTGGTTCTGGAAGGTCACCATCTGCTGAGTGACGAACTCACGGTTGATGGCGGTGCCCGCGTAGGTGGAGCTGGACCCTCCGGAGATCAGCTCCTGGCCGATGCCCCAGGCCTGCATGAGCTTGCGGTCGATGCGGTCGTAGTCGGAGTCGAAGCGCGGCATGGCCTCGCGACCGAACACGCTCTCGATGTCGAGGGAGAAGTTGCCTACGACGACCCGGAGGTCGGCCATGAGGGCGTTGTTGATGTCGTCACGGACGCTGTCCAGGTCGCCCTGGTCCGGGATCCAGGGTTCGCCATCTCCCAGATTTGGTACGCCAAGCTTGGCCAGGATGAAAGGGGAGTACAGGCGGTCTGAGATGGCGTCCTGGGCGGCATTGAGGCTCTCCTCGCTCATCAGCGTGCGGAAGGAGCGCAACATCAACGGGGTGCCGCGCATATCCCAGGAGGACACCCGGTTGACGATGCGAGACACCAACGCCTCGGAGAGATCCAGGCCGTCGTCCTTGGCGGCGGCGTGCATGATCTCGGGGTAGTACTTTTCCAGCGTCTGGTACTGCCAACGGCGCTCGTTGCGCTGGGACTCGGTTTCGTCGGAGTCGACCATGCCGCCGGGGCCGGTGCGCAGGTTGTCGACCATCTCCTTGACGCGCAACTGCACGCGCTCACGCTCGACCAGCATGGAGCGGCTGACGTCGATCATGTCCGGGTTGAGGATCTCCTCTGACTCCCAGGTGCCCAGCTGCTCGTTGAAGTGCGCCAGCGCGGTGACCTCGCCGGAGATGAAGTACTCGCGGGCGAAGGCGTTGGGCAGCCAGTTCGCGTAGTCGAGGTGGTCCATGAACATCGTGGTGTAGAACTTCTGGATCTCGTCGTCCTTGGAGTCGAACTCCAGTCCGAGGAGAGGGAACTTCGAATAGATGTCGATGAGCAGCGGCACCAGGTCGTGGCAGGCATAGAAGAGCCGGGCCCAGCGACGAATCTCGGCGAGCTCCTTGGGGCTCTCGAAGTTGAAGGGGATGTTCTTGTCGGCCAGCGTGCCCATGGGCGTGCGGTTCTTGGGCGCGACCTGCACCATGTTCGATGCGGTGCGCAGCGATCCCGTCGGCGTCGCGGTCTTGGCGTTGGTCAGCCGGTCACGGTCGAAGGAGGCCTGCAGTCGCCGGTTCTGCATCTGCTGCTGGGCGTTGACGACCTCGGCTCGGGCCTGGGTCTCATTGCGGGGCAAGCTGTATCCGCGCTTGCGCATCTCGGCCATCGAGGCCTCGAAGTTGTTGACCTGCAGTCCGGAGGCCGTGCGCCCTCGGCGATCGGTGAAGGTGAAGTTCGGTGTGCTCGGTGGCACGGGGCCCGTCACGTCGTGGCCCCCTTCTTGCGCCGCAAACTACGAGTGACATTGCACCGATTGCAGGCAGGAACGAGATTCTCTGGAGCATTGTTTAGCGTGTCGAAGTCAACGTGATCGGCTTTGAGAATCGACCATTTCAGTGGTGTCCCACACCAGTGGCAAGGATGTTCGCAGTCCAGCGACTCGCACCCCAGCTTGTTCCAGAGAACATAGCGGTGTTCGGGCACATTGCCGGTGATACCGGGGGGCTTGTTGGAGAGGGGGTGAGCCAGGGTTGTCAGGATCACGTATCCCCTGCAACTAACGTACCGACCGGGCGTCTGGTTGTGCTTCCTGCATGTGCACCCGTCTACACATTTACGCTTGGGTTTCCCCCGGGCCTTTTCCCCTGTGGCTACCGTGGCAGCCCTCATCGACTCAGTGAAAATGCCCTTCTTGGCCGCTGATATGAGTGCCCCACGCCTCCGGTACGACTCCTGTCGCTCTTCTTTTGTGAGAGTCACGAATCGACCTTCGACAAATCACCCTCACAATGCCAGCCCGCCGCCTTGCCGCAGGGAGAACCTGGATCGAACGCGATGCGGAAGATCGGATTGATGACGGTGCCGCCTTCTGTGGGGTCCATGGACACCTTCTCGACGGTGCCGCGTCCTTCGTATCGGGTGCCAGCCAGTCGGCAATCTACCCGATCGCCGGGCTCGAAGGGCACCGTTGCCGCGAGAAAGGCGATCCCCGCAGCCGCGCCCTGCAGACCCCCAATCTCCTGGCAGGCGGCACAGAAACTGCGGCCCAACGGATCTGGCGATCCGACCGGACGAGCCCTCTTGCAGCCCCAGCAGATGGCACTCATGCCGTTTTCCTCCGTAGTGCACCGTCCGCGTCGCAGCGACTGCACCGACGGGCCCCGCCGGGAGTAACCCTGTCGTACTCATGACCCTGGGGACACTCGGTCCTTTTTGCCTCGGCATGCCTACCATTCCTGACCGCATCGAGCTGATTCTCGCTCCGGGTCCCCCATCGCAGATTTTCGATCCGATTGTTGGCCGGGTCGTCGTCCCAGTGAAGACCTTCCGCACGAGGGAATGGTCGCGGCCCATCGAAGGTTTCCAGCACGAGATGATGCACTTTGGGACTGCCCCCTGGCATGCGAACAGTCCTATGTCCCGTCAGGGGATGCGCGAATTGAGCAAGTACCCTCCCGCGAAGCCGAGCGGGCTTGCCCTTTCGGGTGATGATCCGATCAACGCTTCGGATCTCTCCCTCCCGGGAGGCCTCGTATCCGGGACGCCCCGGGATCTCTCGCCACATCAGACGGCCTTCACCTTCGTCGGATGCCCGTCGCTGCGTTGCCAGCGACCGGCCTGGTCCCGATGGTGCCAGTCCTCGGCGGCCTTCATTCCCGGATCGGTGCGCTTGGTCTTGGTGCCATCGGCGTCCGGCGTCGGCCCGGGCGAAGTGAGGTCGTGAATTGCCCCCATGATCTGGGAGGCGAAGACCTCCCGAAAGGACAGCTCGCGCAGCAGCTCCGGGTCCATCATCTGGCCCTGGGCTGTCATCATCTGGCGCTGCATCTCGCGCAGCTGTGGCGTCGACATGCCCTTGTATCGGGTGACTTGCTTGAGGCCGCCGACGCCAGGCCCCTGAGGGCCGCCGGGGGTCTTGCCGGTCCAGCGCGGACCGATGTTGGTGAAGTCGGCCACCCGACTGCCCCCATACACCGAGGTGGTGCCGTTGAGGTCCTCGGTGGGATTGCCGGGGCCGCCATCGGCTTGGCGTCGCGATGCCGTGAGGCCGGGGGCCTTCACCCGGCGCAGGTGACGCTCGATGGCCTGCTTGGCCCTCTCGGGGTCGGGCGCGCGGCCCTGGGCGAGCAAAGACATGTCGCCTCTGCTGATGGTCCACTCTCCGCTGGGATGCACTCCGGCACTCCAGTCCGGGGTCTGGGCGACCTGGACGTTGAGCCCGTTGCCCTGCGATACGGGAACGCTCCAGTCCAGGGCACCGAGGTGCTGGGCGACCTCGCCGAGATCGTCGCCGCCACCACGCTCGGCCAGGAACTCGGCCAGCTTGGCCTCCAGCTCGGGTGGGTTGAGCTTGAGCGCCTCCAGCGAAGTCCCCTGGCCCATCAGCCAGTCGGCGAACTCCTGCTCGACGTAGGCAGCGCTGTCGGCCTCAGCGGTCACGAGCTGACGCGCGGCGGTGCGCTTGGACGCCAGAATGACGTCCTTGCGGACCGGGATCTCTCGGGCCAGGTACATGGTGGCCTGAGCGGTGCGCAGGTCGCCACCGGAGCCGATGCCGTAGCTGTTCCAGATCTTGCCGCACTTGCACTGCTGGTAAGACGGCGGCGGCGGATGCACCTCACCGCAGCTGCACGTGAACTCCCGGCGCTCGTCGGCGACGTAGGCGGCCAGGTGGCTGTCCCAGTCCCACCCGGCAACCTTCTCGTGCTTGGGGAACTGGGCAGGGCCCCAGCCGGTCCAGGCCTGTCGACGGGAGCCGGTCAGACTAAAGGGCGGCGGCTCCCGGCGGTCACCAGCTCGGGGTTCGGGTTGTACATTCCCTGCTCGTTGGCGCGCATGTCATTCCACCGGTTCAGGTAGTTGACGAATCGCGCCTGCTGCTTGGTGTCCGGAACGCCGTCGGCAATGTCGCGGGCGAAGTCCTGTTGGAAGTCGGCCTG